TTTGAAAAATATAATTTTATTTCATCCTCCTGGTCACTTTGGGGCACGTCTGGGGCACGGGCATTAAGGACATTATTCAACATGGCAACCTGAGTCACGCTGCACTCAGGCATCCATGCACCATAAACATTGTAGACCATGCTGGCGCTGGAGTGCCCCATCTGTGATGCAATAAATGTCGGGTTTGCTCCGGCAGATAAAGCCCAGCACGCATAGGTATGGCGTGACTGATACGCTTTACGGGATCGGATACCCGCTCTTTTTATTGCTGAATCCCATGTCGCTCCGATGGAGCTTACCGCGTAGTTAATACCCGCCTTGTGATTCTTGCGAACGATTTGCGGACAGAAAACAAAAGTGCACTCGTGCAAAATTGTTCTTCCGTACTCGCGTAATTGAACAGTGATCTGATGCTGCCTGCTAAGACGAGTAAGCATCGCCTGGTTTTTAAGTGCTTCAATTGCTGGTGCCAGAAGATGTATAACCCGGTTAGTGCCTGCGTCGGTCTTTGGTAGCGTAAAATCACCTATTTTTGTAAAATTTCGTCGCACTGTTATCGTGCCAGCTTTCAGGTCGATATCCTCCCATGCAAGTGCGGCAATTTCACCGTGTCGCATCCCTGTAAAAACAGCCACTGTCCAGAGGTTTTTGGTCTGTTGATGATGGCAGGCATCAATGAGACGGCTAAACTCATCTCTGGTCAGTGGATCCGGCACTGGTTTTGATTTCCTCAGCGGTGTTATTGAATTAAAGGGGTTTTTCTCCAGATACCCGTTTTCGGCGGCAAAGCTGAACATTCCGGCTGTTGTTGTCATGTAATAGTTCACTGTGGGTACGGTTCTTCCTTTTCGGGACGTGCTGGTTTTCCTGCTTCCCTTTTCCCCGGTCAGTAAATCTTTCCTGATAAACAGCAGATCTTCTTTTGTAATCGATGACGCCAGCCTGCCAGGACCAAGCCTCGGTAGCATATTTTTCATCACTGATTGATAACGATTTAAGGCGTTACTACTGATTTCCATTACTTTCAGAGTAAGCCATTTCTGTGCCAGTTCACCGACGGTGATATCTTTTTTTACCAGGCCAAATAGCTTCAGGTTAGGTGAGTCAGGGAATCGATCGGCATAATCAAACGTTCCTGTTCTGATTGCAAAGCAGACCGAAGCCCTTAACTCACCAGCGATCTTTCTGTTTTTCGGTGTATCGGGCACGCGAAGATTTTCGCGCACTCGTTTACCCCTGTACTTAAACGTTATTCGGAGTTTTCCTCCGTGATTTTCAACGCCGGCTGGATAGGCTGAATTCGCCATTGTTCCTCCTGCGTCCAAGAGCACGCTCAGGTTATACTCTTATGGACAAGAATTAAACATCCTGAGATGGTAAGGGTTGGTTTTTGATCCAAGTGTTGATGGTAGGAAGATGATAGAGACATTCGCTGTTTTTCTTTGGCGTTCCGTCGGGGGCGATTTGTTTATATTCTCTGCCGTTCATCCACGCACTGTCCCTGGCGCGTAATATTGTTCCTTTTCTCAGGCCTGTTACAGCCATTAAAAGCTCCAGTGTTACCCATTCATTCGCATTTATCTGTACAACAGGTGTGATGACTGGCTGAATGCCATGGTTATGTTGGTTTACTAACTCGCGCATAAGTTGCCTCTGCATGTGTAAGAAAAAACCGCCCGAAGGCGGTTGTCAGTTGATTGATGTACGGCGCATTTTTCGAAGGCTGGCAATATGCTTTTCCTTCTCAATTTCCGCTTTAATCATATGCAGTTCGTTGTGCTCGATTCGCTCAAATTCTTCATTAAATGCACCAATTGAAGTGGCTCTGGTTCTGCCGTCGAGCCTTCGGTAGATCACCTGAGTCAGAGTTACCTTGCATATTTCTACCGGATAGTTGTTGGCATCAACGAAAGACTGCCCGCGCTGGATCAGGACGAACACTGGTTGTATTCCTTGAGTGCCATATCATAAACACGGCATGCCGAGAGGTGTGTTGTAGTCAACGTCGTTCGTATCCTGAAAAGTCCATGTGTTGTGACGGTAACTTCCGGGGCTTTGAGTTTCACTGCATCAACGATATGCTGATGTTTGCGGCTTTCGAATATAGAGCTGGAGATAACCACACTTGCTGTTAAACCGTAACTTTCAAATGTGATTTTCATGTCATTATCCTCGCAGTTAGCCGGGCAACAAAAATAAATAATGTTGTTCCTGCGAATAACAGGATACCGCCCGTCATTAGAGAAAGGAAAAACAATATTAATGTACGCGGGTTGTTTCTCAAAATATTCTCTCTGTGATTCGCTCACTCTGACAATTCGTTGATCAAGTCACGGTATTTATTCAGTTCTTGCAGCGCCTTACATGCACCCTCCCATCGTTTCTGTTTCCGCCCGGCGCGACGCGCTTCTTTCCGTGATTTACGTAGCAGGTCACCTATAATGTTGTGCTGCACTGGCTGCACTGGCTGCACTGGCTGCACTGGCTGCACTGGCTGCACTGGCTGCACTGGCTGCACTGGCTGCACTGGCTGCACTGAGGCGATATTTGGTTTTTTGTCCACTTCCCTTGCAACTGCCTGCCAGATGCCATTTTTTACAGTTACTACCCCCTGGTTTTTTAACTTCCATAGAGTGTCAATAACGTCATTCAAATCAATATTGAGACCTTTAGAAATACTTTCGGCTGATGCTTTTCCTAATTTGTTCAATTCTGTGAGCACTGCGTTCATTTTTTTCTCCTGATATTTTAATGTCGGTGGGGCTGTTATACGGTTGGTGAGGTGTCAGCTTCTTCTACCAGCTTTTCCAGTTCATCCAGCTTTCGGGAAAGAATTTCACCAAACAGATGAAGTTCTGCATCTGCTGTAATCGGGATTGGAACAAATCGTATTCCACTTCTGGCAAGTTGCAGGTTAGCCACGGTTAACCTCCTGCGGCGGTTCCGGTAGCGGCATCCAGTGTGTGGCCTGTTCAATACCATTACCAGGCGCAACCGTTATCTGCCCACGCCGAAAGGTGCTTCCGGTATAGCGTGCGGAGCATATTAGCGGTTCAACCAGAGAGCTATCGAAATTCACCGAAATAAGCACGTTCTGGCCCTTTTCAGGCATTCGCTCACTACAGCTTATCCAACTATCCGGAGTTACCGGAGAGTTGGTTGACGTTTCCGAGATTTCCCGAAAATTGTTGGTTGACGAATTCTTATTTTCCCGAAAGTTTCCGGCCTGAAGCATGGCGGCGCGGTGACACCAGATAATCCAGCCAAGCGCCATATCCCATGCCATGTATTCTCTATCGCCATTTTTTGCTCTGCGGCGATCTACAGATTCTCCGAAACGCTTCTCCATAAATAATTCATAGGCTGCTCGTTCATCCGATACTGCTGCCAGTGATGCCAGCGCAATCCGTGCCAGCTCTTCCGCTTCTTCTGCTGGAAGCACAACGTTGCTACCCGGTCCGTATGTTTCGCGCCAATGCTGGATTGTCAGCAGTCGATCTTTGGTAATAGTGGTCATAGCTATTTCACCTTAATCTCAACATTTCGCAGCTTTAGCTCTACTGGCATGTCTGACTTTCCTGTTAATGCTAATGCGAGATTTTCTGGAGTAATGAGAGCAGTTATTGTTTTCCCCATCGCCAGACGAATAATCATTCGTATTTCGCAATCGCCACATGCTCCCGGTCGAACAATTGAGATTTGTCCGTTCATCTCACTCTCCTTTGATGCGAATGCCAGCGGCGCGCTCGGCTTCACTTTGTTCCCAAAACCACTTGTGAAGCGCCATAAGCTTTTCGTCAATCGGTGCATATTTGCGATTAAAGTAGGCCTGAGCATCTTGCTCAGATTCGTCCGGCAATTCGCCTGGGCCAAACAGTGTGTTATAAATCCATGCCAGTCCGCTTTTAGCGTCGCCAGTCGATTGCCATTCGATAATGGCAGCCTGCATGACCAGAATGTTTTTCCCGATTAACAGGTCCAGTTCTTTGTACCGGTTGCGGATGTATGCATTCTCGCTTTGTAATTTTGCGTTGCGCTTTTCTGAGGCTTCAAGTAACGCCTGCTTATCGCGTAGAGCTTCTTCCAGTTCAGCAACATGGCATTCACTATCAATAAGGTTGTTCTCTGCTGCCTCAAGCTCAACGCGCAGCTTCCCTACCGTTAGCGCAATATCCTCGTTCTCCTGGTCGCGGCGTTTGATGTATTGCTGGTTTCTTTCCTGTTCATCCAGCAGTGCCAGCACGGTAGCCGGGTTAGCCTCTGCTATGAATTCAGCGTTTGCATAAGCATGAGCATCTGATTCAATCAGGCAGTTAACATGACATTCCGCAATCACGCCACCGGGTTCTCCTTTCCATTTTTGGCAAACAAAAACTCCTGTTAAATTGCCGTGCTGGTTAACAGATGTATGCCCTACGATGTAGCTTCCTTTAGTTGCTTTCTCTGCCTTTTCACGCAGTGCCTGATAGTCAATCTTGCTCAT